TTGGCTCGGACTCGTCAATAGCAGAACCAGCAGCCTTGAGGGTTGCGGTGCTGTATGCGGTCAGGGTTGGGATAGTGATGTCCTCACCAGAAGTGGTGTTGATTCTCTGTCCGACATCTAGCATTGGGCCAACTAGACGAGCAACATCGAATACCTCGTCATAGAAAGACTTTGGCACGGTGTTGGTTGAAGGAACGAGAGTTCTTTCTTCCTTGGTGAAGGTGTGAGCGCTGCGAGTTGCAGCGATCTGGCGTAGAACATCAGAGGCCGAACGCTCTGAAGTCTCTGGTAGAGCAAAGCCCTTAGCGGCTACGGAAGCCTCTAGTGCGCGCTCCTCGTTGCGCTTTGCAACGGCGATTGCATTGTCAGCACGAGCGATGTCGGCCTCAATGCGGTCAATCTTCTCTAGTTCAGCAGCGTCTAGACCGCGACCTTCCTTCTCAGCACCCTCGATAACATCGCGGATCTGCTCGGTAAGGTTTGCGCGAGTCTCCTGCTGAGCCTTGATGAACTCAGACATTAGTCTCCTTATTTGATTTAGATGATTTACAGTCGCGCTGACGCAAACTGAACACGGCAGAGCTGACTCACATCCGATAAGTAAATTTTACAACTGAATTCCATAATCAAAAGAAAACCCCCAGAGGAAAGGACACTCTGGGGGAACTCGCTTGGTCAGCGGTCAGGGGCTACCGCTTTTCGTCAGCCTTCAATACGCGAGTTTCTTTCGTTGGCTCATAGGAGGCGGCTTCAGCCTTAGCTGGAGCATCTAAGCCAACAACTGCTTCAGCCATGGCGTCTGCCAACTGAAAAACTGGTCCCGTCTCTGGGTTTCCAGCAACCTTGAGGATTGCTGCTTTGATTTGTTCTTTGCTTGCCATTTAGATTCCTGTCAGTAGTTTGAGTTTCATTTTCTTGAGGGCAAGCTTCTCCATGTCACCTTCAGGCTGTAATTCATCCTTGACGGTGTAGGAGCTGATTGCCTGGTTCAGAAGGCGGCCTTCCTCCTCGGAAAGCTCCTTGCCTTCTTCCAGCTTGACCATGGCATCTGCTAGAGCATCGGCATCTACCTGCGCTCTTTCAGCCACCTTGTCAAGTCCGCGGACTGAGGTTGTGCCTGCCGTGCTTGAGTAAGCAGGGAAAGCAACGATTGAAACTTCGTGAAGTCTGACCGAACGGAGGGTGCGCTCTGATCCATCTTGGGACCATTCATCTCCTCCTGCTGGGACGCTGAATCCAAAGCTCATGGAATCTACATCGCCACGGCGTAGTAGCTCGGAAGCATCGCGTCCAGCGGTTGTGTTTGGAAGCTGAGCGATTACCTTGAGTCCACGGGTGTCCTCGTAAAGCTTGAGAGTTCCAGCGCGGGTTGAACCGAGAACTGTTCCGCTGTCGTGGTTCCAGAGCAGCTTGATGTCGTTACGGGCCTCAATGGAGCGCTTGAATGCCCCTGGAGCGATACGCTCAATGAAAGGTAGTGGCTCTGACGGCTCATTGAATACTGCTGCATAACCTTCAAAGGTCATGTAGTCGCCATCTTCGCGCACCTCAAACTCAATTGGGGTTACGCGTGTTTCTATCTTCGACAATGCTTTGCCTTTCGCTCGGCCTTCGTTTTCTTCTTCAATTCTAGCAACGACACCTTCTGCATAAGAGAGTGCGCGTTGTGCTGCTCGCTTTGATGGACCTGAACCCCACAATAAATGTGCAACTACACCAGGGCTAGGATAATCAGGCGAATCAGGTCGTGCGGCGGGACTGTCCAGATCAGGAAGGTGACGAGCAATCCAAGCCCGAATCCTAACCCACTTGTCAGCAGTGACATTACCCGCTGCCATGGCTCGCGCTTCGCGAATCGTCCTGTCAACCAGTCCATCTCCACCGAATCCTTGCTCGTAGTATTCAAGGCCCCTGCGGGCTGCTGCTCGCATGTAAGCGGGCGGTTCTAGGTTGACTTGTCTGTATTCTGTTTCTGGGATGGAATTTTCTTCCATGTCATCATCTTCATCTTCAGGCTCATCTTCTGGTTCTGGAAGTGGAGCTATCTGAGTAAGAGTTGAAAACTTGTGTCCGACATAAACATCGGTGTCTCTCCAACCACCGTTATATTCCTCATAGACCTGAATAAGCGCGGCTGGGTCTGAGGGCGTTCCTACGACTGTGACTGAACTGTCTGGGACATTGATGCGACCATCTTCGACAATTTCTTTGATTTCTCCTCTTGCTCGTCCACCTGAAGAATTCCAAGAAACATAGTCGCCAACCTTTAGCGTTCCAGGCATAGCTCGTTCTCCGCCTGGCTCCATGTCCTCGGCTAGAGATAACGCAACCATCTGGTCAATTGCATCTTGCTTAGATCCGTGACAACCCATTACTTCGCCATCGGACTTTTCAACTGCCCAACCTGAGCAGTCTGGGTTCTTATCTGAAATGTAGTATGGCATTAGATTGTCTGCCTCATCCAACTAACATTGTGGCCGTTTTTAGGGCTTACACAATAGATTTGTTCTAGGGGTTGTAATTGAAATTGATAGCTCTCAAGTTTTACAAGTTGTAGCCCAGTGCTTATTGTTACAGCACTTCCACCAAGATAAACATCAGCGGTGTTGTCGTCATTGTGAATGGTAATTATTGATGGATTAGTCCATACACCATCTATAGCACTGGCCACGGTTCCAACTGAAGTTCTGCCATTTGATATCACTGTTGCGCCTCTGCTTGTAGCTGGACCGAATCCTTACCAGTGTGTGTGATGTCTGGTAGCTCAAGCTTCGCCATAACATCTGCTGGGTCGAAACCAACCTGAATCAGTCTCTGGGCCATGTCAACCTTGGCGGACATTGCAGATAGGTCAGCAGCATCCACATTGACATTTGCAAGTGGAACGCGCACTGTCTCTGCCGATGGGTCGTCAATTGGCTCTAGGTCCTCAAAGCGGCGAATGTCGTTGATCTTGTAGTAACCAGACTGAAGTCCGCGAGCGTATGCCTCAGTTCTAGCGTTTACATCTGCGCGTAGCAGTCCGTCAATTGTGAACTTGATGAATGCGGCTTCCTTGCCAGTTTCCTGAGCAAGCAGCGAAGTCATCGCGCCTTCAATCTTCTGAGCGATTGGACGAAGCGTGTGAGTTACGAAAGCAATGTTGTTTTGTTCAACTGATGCGTAAGTGTTTGTGCCTGGAAGTCCAAGTAGGTGTGGGGGAATGTTGAAAGCACGAGCAACATCTTCGACAGCCATTCTGCGGCTGTCTAGGAACTGAGCTTGATCGTTTGGAACATTCGTTGGCTTGTATTGCGCTCCACCAGTAATGATTGCTGTCTTGTGCGCTCTTGCCCATCCGCGGTGGCGTGAGTCGAATGCTTCCTGCATTGACTTGGCTTGTTCGGCAGTCAAGTTACCTGGAACTTCTAGAACACCTGATGTCTGAGTTCCTGAACCGAAAAATCGAGCTGCATACTTTTCTAGAGCTGATGCCAGACCGAAGTTTTCTCTTAGTGCCTCTACACGTGAGATTCCGCGCAGTGAGCCTGGCTTTACAACATCTGGAATAAAAACAATCTCATCTTGTGTAAGTGCGCGGGTTTCGCCAGTTACATTGAAAATGATTCTGCCTTGCCCGTTGCGCTTGATTTCTACATCAAGTGGATTGAGAACCTTCATGTCAACGATTACACCGCGGCTGCGGAATACGCGAATGAAGATGTTTCCCTCTAGTAACAGCGAAACGATTGCAGAACCATAAAAAGCTTCTTTGGTTGTGTCAACATCTGGTTTAGTGACCCAGACTGGTCTTGGGCGTAGTGCGTAGCGCGCACCCTGCGATCTGATGTAAGCATCAATCGGCAAAGTTGAAATTGTGTCAGAGATTAGAGATACAGCAGAGAACACGGCATTGAGTTGCAATGCTGTATCAGTATTGACTACAGTTCCCGATTGGGACTGAACATCTACGAAGTCTCCAGAACCCCAGACCGTTTGGAATGAGATTGCGCGCTTTTCAAAGAGTTTGTTTAGCATTAGCTACGCTCCAGGGCTATACCGAAAATCAATGCTGCCACGCCCGCTATGATTAGACCGAGTGGTGGATAGATTATGGCTGCTCCAGCAGAAACTAAACCTGCACCTAGGATTTGCAAAATTGTTGCTTTCATGTCCGCCTAAATAAATACCTGTGGCACTACTTCTTCCATTCTACCTACGGTAGCCCGTTCATAAGCGATTACAGCCGCCACTGCTGCGTCAATACGCCGATTGCTGTTTCTGTTCTCTTTGACAATGCGTGGACCAATGTTGTCTATTTTCAATACGCAGTTGTCTAAGTGTCTGGCAAGCAACGGGTCGCCTGAATGAGTTAGCTTCTTCTCCATTACTGCATCGAAGAATCTCGCTGTGGCCTTCACCATGCGAGAGGGCGATGTGGATGGAAACTCCACTATCGGTAGGCCGCGCTCCTCTTGGAGGTAGGCCATTGTGCGTTGCCAGCGATAAGGGTCGCAGGCTATTTCCCTGACTTTTGGATAATCCTGGCAGAACTGAATAATTTCGTTCTCTACGTCTGTAATGTTGACTCTCCAGGAGTTGTCATCGTCTGGACCCTTCTCCCAAGCCTTGATTAGAAACAGATGAGGCATCTCATCGTCTTTTGGAATGGTGCAACCGACTAAAACCGTGGTGTCGCCTGAAAACGAGCCATCAAAGCCGATAATCAGCTCATCATCGGGTGTAATCGTCTTTTCACCGAGTAATCCGTCCCATGAGCCAGTTGGTAGCCAAGTTAGGTTGCTAGACACCCATTGGTTGCAGCGCTTTGTTCGAAACTCAGCTTCTGGAGTTCTTAGCACCGTGCTAGCGAAATCTTCTGCGCTATTCAGGTCGCCGTAGCCTGGGTTGGCAATAATCCATGTCTCAGGCTCTTTGTGGTCTGCTTCGGCTGGGGCTTCCCACCAAGCCATGAAATAAGTTGGATCTTCTATTTCTCCCCTGCTGACGCGCTGACCATATTGGTAAAGCGAGTAAGCGATGGAGTCTTGGCCCGTTGTGTCTGATTTCTGACCTGCGGTGGTGATACAGAACATGGTTGCTAGGTTTCCACGCGCTCCTTGGGCCAATTGCATAACATCGAACAGCGTTCTGTCTGGCTGAGCGTGCAATTCGTCAAAAATCACCATTGTTGGCGACAAACCTTCTTTTGTGAAGGCTTCTGCGCTCAAAACACGATAAACCGAGCCTGTTGACGGAATTTCTATGGCATCTCGGTAGATTTTGGCTAATTCGGCTAATTCTGGTTCATTTTCTAGCATTTTCTTCGCTTCACCGAATACGATGCGGGCTTGATCCTTGTCAGCGGCGCACGAATAGACTTCACCCCCCTTGGGTCCAGTGAGCAGCGACCAAAGTGCAACACCTGAAGCGAGTGCCGATTTTCCGTTCTTCCTGGGAACCCCCGTAAGTATGACCTTGTGCCTGAAGCCGTCACCGTCTGCGGCGAATGCGTGAGTCAGCAGCGAGCGTTGCCAGTCTCTGAGGTGCATTGGTTCGCCTGCTCGTCCACCGACAGAATCTTTGGTCACGGTGGCAAAGGTGTTTATGAAGTCAGCGGCTCTGAGTCCGTGAGAATTGAGCAGGGCGGATTCAGGAACTGGGGTTAGCCACCTAGGAGGCCAACTGCTCATTCTTTGCCCACTTCTCCTGTAGTTGTTCTAGCTTCGACCTAGCTTTTACTTCGGCGTAGCCCAACTTGGTGCGGTCAGCGGGTGTAAGTCCCAGTTTGCCCATGTTGTTGCTAATCATCACCTCTAGGTCATGCAACTGACGCACGAGTCGCCAGTTGTCAGGATCTGATTGCATCCTCTCCATCAACCATAGTCTGCGGTCATGCTGTTCGCAAACCATTTGTAAAAACTGAGTGTCGGTGCGGCTGCTAATCCACAGCTCGCCTTTTTTGTAAATCTCGTCCCATAAGGTTTGGCCCGCCTCGCCTAAAGGACGAACTGGAGGCACATAACCGCCTGTTAGGGCGATTGTGGCGTTTTCGGGGGGCAACGGCCTTTGGCCTGGGTTGCCGAGCAGTCGCTTCTGCTCAAGTGGTTTAGCTGGTCTGCCCATTCAACAAGGTTATCAGAAAACCTTTTTTTAGCAGAGAAATACGCAACAG